CAAGATCAAAGAGACCAAAGCGGATAAAAAATGATCTCCCGGATCATCGAGGTATTGCATGTCATTGTCGCGCTCATCCAAAAGCTGGTCCGCAAGGCCGAGGCCCGCAAGGACCAGGAAGAGATCGACCAGCTATACGCCGATCCTGCTGGCTGGTTTGGCGAGCATTTTAATGCTGACGGCAGCCTGCGCGACACGGACATTGCCAACGAAACCACCGAAACCGAAGATCACGGTTGAAGCCCGCCCGGACGGCGGGATCTGTCTGGACCGGGAAAACGCTATCCGGCTGGGCGCGTACATTCTCAAGCTGGAACAGGGATACAGATAATGGCCGACATCGCCGACCGCGCATACGTCTTCGAAATGGGCTACCTGCAGGATTGTCTGTCTGCCGTGCAGGAGATCTCCGACGTCGAGCGTGTTAGTCTGACCCATTGCGAGATCTGTGGTGAGCCCATCGGCGAAGCCAGACGGGTCGCGGTCGCAGGCTGCCGGTTATGTATCCGATGCGCTCAAGAGCAGGAGGGGTCATAAATGGACCAGAGCGCGATGCATGCGGATATCGTTGCCATCCTCGCCGATTGCGGCCGGGAGATCACGTATAACGGCGAGCCTGTCACTGCGGTGGTGACATTATCCGGCTCCGGCCGGGATAGTGAGTACGCCGTAAGTGTTGCCCGGACAAAGATCGTTTTTCATTCCGGAGACGTGCCCATTCCGGATCCAGACGAAGAGGTGGAGATCGATGGGGTGGTGTGGTTTGTGGAGTCCGTCAAAGATAACGGCCTGACACTGGCCATCGAATTCACGAGGAATATCGCATAATGGCCACTACATGGCACAACGACCTGGGCAGGCCGAGCAGAGAAGATCTGTTCCACGTCCGCATCAAGTCTGACGAGCTCACCCGGGCCGTCGAGCTCATCGAGACGTTTGGGAAACCCGCCAGGAGAGCAGCGGCTCGGGCACTGAACCGGGCCGCTGCGGGCGTGCGAACGGACATGTCTCGCGAGGCACGCAAGGAGTACAACGTTCGCGCCACCACCGTGCGCAGTTCGGTGTACATCAAAAAGGCCAGGCCGACGGGCAGCGTATATACCACTGTCCAGTCAACCGGGTTTCGGACGTCGCTATACGAGTTCGGCGCTCTCCCCCGCGCGCCCCGTCCAAAAAATCCTCCCAAAGTCGGCGCATCCGTCAAGGTCAAGAAGCAGACTGGCCGCGTGCGTGTCGCCGGTAGTTTTGTTGCAGACATGCCCGTCCGCGGGCGAGGGTTGTACAGCCGCCTGGGCCACAAGAGCTCGGAAAACAAAGTGTTTAAACTGTATAGCCTCTCAGTCCCTCAAATGCTGTCCAAGCAGGTTATCTCTGACCGTATCTGCGAAGGCGCAGAAGAGAGATTCTCGAAGAATTTTGACCATGAAGTTTCCAGGATGTTTAAGGAAATGGGGCTGCAATGACAGATGTTTTATTGCGAAAACTGCAGGAGCTGCTGCAATCCGAATTTGCAGACGTGATGTTTCGCGTGCCCGGGCGAGAGGAAGAACATGCCCCGGCAAAAATCATCACTTACGGCCTGGAGCCACGCAGAAAGCCGCAGGATCAGCAAGAGGATTTCCCGTTTATTGTTGTCCGTGCCCGGGCAGGTGAAGACAGCATCGACACGGGGGACACCCAGGTGGAGTTCATCTGCGGAGTATTTACTGGCGAATCAGTTCAGGGCGGTGGCCACGATCTACAGAATATGGTTGATCGCGCTCGCAGGCTGCTGCTGTCACACCAGACCGTTGGCCAATGGCGGTTGGACCTGCCCGTTAAATGGACGATTGGAGACGACGACGGCCTGCAGGCTCATCCATATTATTTGGGCAAAATTGTTTCTCACTGGAAAACCCCTCAAATCGAGGACCAAACAGCTGCACCGGATGCATTCGGCGCAGGTTATTAACGACGGAGGTTTTGACCCATGACATACAGACATGGCGTGTATTTCTCGGAAGAACCCACTTCAATACTGCCCCCACGCACCGTTGGAGCTGCTATGCCTGTGGTGTTCGGAACAGCCCCGGTGCACATGGTTTTGGACGGCAGCGCACCTGTAAACACACCCGTACTCTGCAATACGTACAAGGAGGCTGTTGCCGCTTGCGGGTATTCTGACGACTGGGACAGCTACACGCTGTGCGAGTTCGTCTCTGCGTTTTTTGGCCTGTACAACGTTGCCCCTGTTGTCCTGGTCAACGTATTTGACCCTGCGGTGCACAAGACAGCTGTCGAGGACGCAGATCTCACATTTGTGGATGGCGTAATTGATACCGGTCACACCGGGATAGTTGGGACTGTTGAAGTTAAAAACGCATCAAAAACGGTGCTTGTCGAAGGCACGGACTATGCTGTCGACGCCATCGCCGGAACGATTTCACGCTTGCCAGACGGTTCGTTAACCGCAGGCGAAACAGTGACTGTATCCTACGAGTACGGCGATCCATCGCTTGTTACTACGGCAGACATTGTCGGCGGAATCGACGACACAACCCAAAAAGCTACAGGATTGGAACTCGTGGACCAGATCTTCCCCAAGTTCCGCCTGGTGCCAGGCCTGATCGTCGCACCCGGTTGGTCACACGATACCACTGTTGCCGCGACCATGACGGCCAAGGCCGGGAACATCAACAAACACTTCAAGGCACTTGCCATCATCGATCTCGATTCCAGCTCGGAAGGGGCAGTAACATATACGGACGCTCACGAGCTGAAAAATCTGAACAATTTTATGGACGAACTACAGGTTGTCTGCTGGCCCAAGGTCAAACTCGGCGAAAAGGAATACTGGATGTCCTCCCAGGTAGCCGGCCTACTGGCCCAGATCGATGCCGACAACGAAGATGTCCCCTACAAAAGCCCCTCAAACCACAACTTTCAGATGGATTCTGCCGTTGCGGACGGACAAGAGGTATGGCTTGGCCCCGATCAGGCAAACTATCTGAACGGAAATGGTATTGTCACCGCCCTGAATTTCGTTGGGGGATGGAAGTGTTGGGGTAACAGAACGGGGTGTTATCCGGCAGTGACAGACGTCAAGGACGCCTTTCTGCCAATTCGCAGGATGTTCAACTGGATCGGGAATACACTCACGCTGACCTACTGGCAGAAGGTTGATTTTCCGATCACGCGCAGGTTGATCGAGACAATTGTTGATTCAGCAAACATCTGGCTGAACGGGTTGGCGGCTCGAGAGTTTATCCTGGGCGGGCGGGTTGAATTTCAGTCCGAAGAGAACCCCACCACCGATACGATGGATGGCAAGATCAAGTTTCATGTATATATCACCCCGCCCAGCCCTGCTCGCGAGATTGATTTCATCCTGGAATACGATCCTGACTATCTCGAAACCCTGTTCGGATAAGGAGCATTGAATCATGGCAAACAAAACACCTGAAAAACTTATCAATTTTCGTGTGTATTTGGACGGAACCGACCTGCTTGGCACGGCCGACGTTGAGCTTCCAGACCTGGAAGCCCTGACCGATACGGTCAAGGGCGCCGGAATCGCTGGAGAGGTCGAGAGCCCCGTACTCGGTCACTATGGGTCCATGTCCCTGAAGCTTAATTGGCGCACCATTACCGGGAATCAAATCTCGCTGGCAGAGCCCAAGGCTCATCACCTCGACCTGAGAGGCGCTGCGCAGGTCTACGATTCTGGAGCAGGCGAGTACATCACCGTTCCGCAAAAGGTGGTCGTCAAGGCTGTTCCAAAAAAAACAGGACTGGGGAAGATGGATATGGGCTCAGCCCAGGATGCATCAAGCGAGTTCGAATGCAATTACATCAAGGTATGGATCGACGGCGATGAACTGATTGAAATCGACAAGTACAACTATATCTGTGTCATCAATGGCAAGGACTATCTTGCGGACGTCCGGAGCAGTCTTGGACTTGGGATGTAAGGAGAACGACTATGGCCACAATAAAATTGCAGTTTCCATTCAAGAAAGACGGCATTGAAATTACAGAAGTCGAGATGCGCAGACCTACAGTCGGGGACATGCGCGCGGCGTCCATGTCCGCAAAGACCGACGAGGAAAGAGAAATTACATTGTTTGCCAGGCTCTGCGGGATGAACCCTGAGGACTTCGACGCCATGGATATGAAGGACTATGGCCGCCTACAGGAAGAGTACACGGGTTTTTTATCATAGCGTGGTCTGAGCTTCGCCCGCTGCTCATATCCATGTCCATGGCGGCCCATACAGATATTGGGTTTTGGATGGATATGAGCACGGACGAACTCATGGAGTGGAAGCAAGACATGGACCGGATCATTAAGGAATCGCAGCGGGGCTAGGGTCATCATGGCAACGGCGAAGACGTACACCGTAGGGTTCACGATAGGGGCTGCCCTTGGCAGCTCTTTCGGCAAGACCTGCACGACGGCAAGCCAAAAAATGAAGGGGCTTGGCAAGGCCCTTGACCAGATGCGCCTTCAGAAGGGTGCCGCAGAAGATCTGGCGAAATACAAGGCCGAGCTCGAAGAACTCCGGTCCCGCCAGAAAGTGGCCGGTTTTTCAAACGTCAACCTGAATCGCAAGATTGCAGAAACCCAACGGCTGTATACCCAGGCGGCGGCAGCAGCTAAAAAATACGGCGTATCCGTAGGCAAGGCTGCAGAGCAAAACCGTAAACTCGGGACGGCCATTGCCCTGGCCGAGCGCAAGATGGCCAGGATGCGCAAGGCGCAGCAGAACAAGCAGGTCCGCTCGGAGATGGGCGGGCAGATGATCGGTGCTGTTGGCGCAGTAATGACTCTGGCCGCTCCCATCCGTGAGGCCATCAAATACGAATCGGTCATGGCCGATGTTGCCAAAGTTGTGGATTTTCCTACGCCCGTGGCATTCAAGGCCATGTCGAACGACATCCTTAACATGTCCACGACAATTCCTATGGCCGCAAGCGGAATTGGTGCCATTGTCGCAGCTGCAGGGCAGGCAGGGATTGCAAAAGACGAGCTCAAGGCATTCGCGACTGATGCCGCAAGGATGGGCATCGCTTTTGATCTGTCCGGGGACGAAGCGGGATCCACCATGGCCGCATGGCGTGCAGCCATGGATTTAACCCAGGGCCAGACGGTGAACCTGGGCGATGCTGTAAATTATCTTTCCAACAACATGAACGCGCAGGCAGGGGCGTTGGCCGAAGTGCTCAAGCGTCAAGGGGCTGTCGCTAAATCAGCAGGTCTGACCACGGTACAAACAGCGTCTCTTGGTGCGGCTCTGCTTTCATCCGGTACGGGGCCGGAGATCGCGGCCACCGCCATGAAGAACCTGACCGGCGCTTTGACAAAAGGCCAGGCCGCTACCAAAGCGCAGTCTGACGCGTTTGAATCCCTTGGGTTCGACTCTGTCTCTCTGGCTGAGCGGATGCAGACCGATGCCAAGGGCGCGATCATGGACGTGTTTGCAGCACTCAAGGATGCGCCCAGGGCTGAACAGAGCTCCCTGGTATCTCAGCTCTTCGGTGAGGAATCCAAGGGCGCCATCATGCCGCTATTGCAGAACATCGGTAACCTTAAGCAGGCATTCGATCTGACAGGTGATGCTACAAAATACGCCGGGTCCATGCAGGCCGAGTACGACCAGCGAAGCAAGACCACTGCCAACAATGTACAGCTACTGCAAAACCAGATTGCCCGTGCTGGGGTGAAGCTGGGCACAGTGCTGTTGCCGCCTCTCAATCTTGTGATGGGCGTTCTCGGGTCAGCAATAGATATCGTTGCTGACTTTTCAGACAAATTTCCCATGCTCACCACGGTTGTTATCGGTGCGGCAGCAGGCCTGGTCACCCTCAAGGTCGCGGCCATTGCAGCAAAATACGCCGGAACATTATTATCTGACGGCTGGCTGATTGCCAAAGACGTGTTTGATTTTTTCCGACCGTCTGTCCTCGCAACAAACATCGCCCTGCTCAAGCAAAAGGCAGTGGCAATAGGCGCGGCAGTGGTCACCAAGGCAGTAGCTTTCGGAACAAAGGCGTGGGCTGCAGCACAATGGTTGCTCAATGCGGCTATGACGGCCAACCCCATCGGCCTTGTCATTGCTGGCGTGGCCGCATTGGCTGCAAGCGCGTATTTCCTGGTCACGAAATGGGACAGCGTGAAGGCGTTCTTTTCCGGCCTATGGGATTGGTTTGGGAATATCGATCTGGCCGAGTCCGGCAAGAAGCTGGTTTTGACCTTTGTCAACGGAATTAAAGCTGTGGCCACGGCGCCGTTCAAGGCCGTAAAATGGGTGCTGGGAAAGGTACGCAAGCTGCTCCCGTTCTCCGACGCCAAGGAGGGCCCACTGTCTCGGCTTACGGAATCAGGCCGAAAGGTCTTATCCACCATGGGCAACGGGATGAAACAGGCAGCTCCTGGGATGAAACAGACGGCGAGCGCCGCTCTTGAGGGCGCTGCCGGAGCATTGACCGTTCAGCCTCCATTACTCGGGGAGGCAGTAGGCACCGCAAGATATGAAACAGAGATCCCGACAACCCCAGATCTTCCAGATGCACGGGCTCTCCTGCTGCGCAATCTCCAACCCGTCCAGTACGCTGCATCAGCCAACACACCTAAGGCCGGAGGAATCAGCATATCATTTTCCCCGACAATCAACCTGCCTGCTGGATCAACAGACAAGCCGTCTGCTCTTGAATCCGGCCTGCTTGCCAGCGAAGCTCGGTTACGCGAGATGCTTTCCAGAATATTGGCCGACGACAGGAGGCTCTCTTATGCCTGATCAATACGTCACAAAGCAGGGCGAGACATGGGATACAATCGCCGCGAAAATCTGGGGCTTCGAGCATCTATGCACAGATCTTCTCCGGGCAAACCCTGAGTATAGAAACATAGTCTATTTTTCAGCGGGCACCGTGCTCAACATCCCGGACGTTGACATGTCGACGGCGACCAACATCACACCGCCATGGGCGGATTAAGCCATGCGCAAAGCAACATTGCAACTGACATACGAAAACAAGGATATCAGCCAGGCCATCGCCTCTCGTGTGGTTCGGTGGTCGTACACCGACCACGCAGAGGGTCAGGCCGACGACCTGCAGATCACCCTGCATAATCGGAGCGAGATCTGGACTCGCGCATGGTGGCCAAGCAAAGGAGCCACGCTGAAGGCCAGTGTCATGTGTAATGACTGGGATAGCCCGGGGCACACTATCATGCTTTCGTGCGGTACATTCACTATCGACGAGATCGAATGTTCCGGCCCGCCAAACCAGGTGACTCTAAAGGCCGTATCCTCATTGGTCACCACATCCATGCGCAGGGAAAAAAAGAGCCGGGCGTGGGAGAACACTTCGTTACGGACGGTCGGAGAACAGCTGGCAGCCGATCATGGCGTCAAATTGTTTTGGGAGGGAGACGATATCTCGTTTGCCAGGCTGGATCAGCGCGAAGAGTCTGACCTCGCTTTCCTGCAGCGGGTTGCCAAGACCAACGGGCTGGCCGTCAAGGTAGGGCACGGGCGGATCATTATCTACGAGGGAA